TTAGTATTATATTTTTTAGTTTTAGTATTATATTTTTTAGTTTTAGTATTATATTTTTTAGTTTTAGTATTATATTTTTTAGTTTTAGTATTATATTTTTTAGTTTTAGTAATCATTTTTTATTAATTATTTATTATTTAATGTATATACATATTTAATATTTTTATTTTTAATAACTTTTTATAATCATACCTTCATTATAAAATAAAATAAAATTAGTATTAGTCGAGTATTTATTAGTTAATTCATTTAATAAAATTTTATTATTATTAGTATTATTATTATTAATACAGTTGCTAGATACTTCTTTATTATTTTTATTAAAATACAATGTCATTTGTGTAAGAGAATATTTACATAATGGTTTATTATTTAAAGTTGATTTAAATAATAGTCCATCACTACCAAATTTAAAATAATTAATATAATCTTCACTATTTATCGGCTTCATATGATATAATATAGTAAGTTCAAATGATAGATTATCTAATTCATTATACTGTATTGGAGAAAATTCTAAATCTCTACATTTTGTTGTTTTAGTTGATAATTCACATACAAATTTTTTTATATTTTTTTCTATTGTATAGTCGTCATTATTTGTTTCACTTGTTCCAATACAACCCCGTAATTCATTTGTATCTTTCTTATATAATGTTATAAAAATACCTAAATGTTTTTTAAAAATAGGACTATTAATTGGTAAATTATTTATTTTATGAATAGTATTATTAAAATTTTTAATATTATTAAAATTACTAACTGTATTTTTTAATATAGATGACGTTGTATTTAAATAAAATTCTTGTTTCATAAAATAAGTTAATGAATGTTTTTCATATTCTGAAAATGAATTATCAATCACACGTTTTTTATTATTTTCAAAATAAGGTTGTGTAGTAAATATTAATCCTATATAACTTATAGATGGTTGTGATGATGATAATAATGGTGATGTTGATAATGATGTTGATAATGTTGAATTATTAAATAAATCATTTGGGGTAAATTGATTTATATGGTTTTTATTTATAGTATTATTTATAGTATTATTTATAGTATTATTTATAGTATTATTTATAGTATTATTTATAGTATTATTTATAGTATTATTTATAGTATTATTTATAGTATTATTTATAGTTTTTGATGTTATTTTTTCATTTAATGATGTATAATAAGATGTTATTCTAGAATATAAATTTTTATAATTAGTATTAAAATCAATACTTATTCCTGAATCACCATTACTATTACTACTATTTGACGAACTTGATGAACTCCTAGATGTATTCGTATAATTACTTAATAAATTAGAAAAGATATAAAATGATAATGAACTCGTTGATGGTGTATTTTGTATAAATAAAATATCATCTATTTTACTACTACGGGTTTTATAACCATCCACATTATCATATATAAATTGTAATATTATATTATCTTCCTTTTTAATATTATAATTTGTATTTGTATTTATATCATTATTTATACTTGTATCTGTAAAATTACTTGTAGATATTAATATAGTATCATCATTTTTTAAATATTTTTTTAATATATTAATAACATTACTTATTTTATTATTATTAGTGCTATCTAGACACATAGAATTACTAATTAGAATAGGAATTATTGAAGCACCTGGTGCAATTGTTTCAATAAATGGTAAATTACTATACAATGATACTTCATTTTTAATAAGTTCGTTATTTATTTCTAGATAAGGTTTTAAAGTGTCTATTATTTTTGTATTTATTTTTAACGATGTATTAGATGTTGTATTATTATTTAGTAGTGTTTCATTTTTATAAGATTTTATAGAGGTAAAAGAAGTTGAGATTAATGTAGATGATTGGTTTGAATTTGTACAAAGTAATATAACTTTTTTAATTGGTTTAGTTCTATTATATAATTGATAATATGCTGAAGCACTACATAATCCATTTTCAACCAAGTTATTAGAATAAGGACTAATGATTGCTTTTATTGTATCTGGGTCTGTATTTGATTTTAAATAGTTTTTTGATATATTAAAAACATTATTTATATATATTTCTATTAATGATGAAGTATTTGTATTAGTATTTGTATTAGTATTTGTATTAGACTTATCTATTTTCAATAATAATTCATAAGGAGGATTATAAATTCTTTCTGGAGAAGGATTAAATTTATAGTTAGTTTTAAAAGGTAAAGATTTTGTTTTATTAAATGTTTCACTTACATATTTTTTTAATAATAAATGAGTAGATGAATAAGGTTTTACCATAGATTCACTATAATAATAATTGTCATTTTCAGTGTCATTATCAGTATCACTAATCTCTTTAGAATGATAATTATCTAGTAATGTTTCTAGATATAGTTTTTTTTGTAAATCATATGTTTTATTCATATATATATATATATATAAAAGTTTATATATTTTTTTAGTTGTGTATTTTCAAATTTATTATACTAACAATAGTATATGTTTTATTTTATAAAAAGTATAAACAAATATAACTAATATAATTAATTTATTTCTTATTTTTTATAATTTCTTATTTTTTATAATTTCTTATTTTTATATCATTTCGTTTTATTTATTATACTCATTTATATCTTAATTATAATACTTATTTAGAATTATTTAATTATATAATTATATTTATTTAACATTATGTTAATGTTTATTATTAAAAAATTACTTAATAAAATAAATAATAAGGATAGTAATAATAGTAATAAGGATAGTAATAAGGATAGTAATAATATTAATAAAGATACTAATAACGATACTAATAACGATACTAATAATGATGATGTCTCTGGAGATGATGAAAATATTATTGATTTATTAAAAACATTTTCAAGTGATAATGTAGATGTTTCAGAAATAATTAAAGACATACTTAAACTTGAAAAAGAATTTCCCAATACTATATTATATTCTAAAGACGGACATAAATATAATGAATTAGAATTTTTTCAGGCTAATTTAGATAGCAATGTCAATAGTAAAACGACATCTCTATTTGATAAATTTAATAGAACATCTACACAATTAGGTAAAACATTATTACAATCTATTATATTACAACCTACTACTGATATTTCTATTTTAAATCATAGACAAAAACAAGTCTCTTTATTTTTAAATCATAAACAAAAAGAAGAAATAAAAACACTATTGCTAGAATGTTCTAAATTAGAAAAAGATATTCTAGCCATGCAAATGGCAGATACACCAGAAATGGAAGAAGTATACAAAGTCATTTTCTTTGAATTTATACTATTAAAACAATTCAACTATAATGAACTTTTTTTAAAATACTTCTATTATTTTATTATTATATTTAGTCCTGCTTATGGAGCCATTGCTCCTTTTATATTTATGTTTGCTCCTTATATATTTATGAAATATGTATTAAAAGTTCCTGTTCCCTTTGAAACATTCTGGATGGTAATGAAAAAATTAGTTATGGGTGGAACAGGTTTTTTTACAAATTTAAACAAAATTATAAATAGCGATATAGGTAAAGTAGCAGAAAATATAGTTCAAAATGGTATGGGAGGATTAAATGGTGGTGGTGGTTTAAATGGTTCTAGTTCTGGGACTAGTTTTTTTAATACATTTAGTATAAAAAATGTAATTATATCTATTGTAAAATGGATAGTAGCATTTATGAATACAAGTGCTGGAACCTATGTCTATTTAGGATTTGTTATTATTTCATATCTTTATGGTATTTATAATAGTATTCAATCAAGTATAACCTATAATAAAATTATTAATATGTTTCATTCACGTATTAATATTATTTCTAAATGGTTGAAAAACGCAGTAAAATGTTTTAAAATGAAATTAGGGTTTGAAAGCCCTGAAATTATACCTATTGTTAATGAAATGTATGATTTATTACAAAACCCCACAATTATAAATCTACTTAACCACGACTGCTTTAATTGCGAACCAAGTCTATTTTCAAATAAAGGTATTATTATTAAAACATTTAAAGAATTTCTAGATACTAAAAAAATAATACAACCTTTTTGTAAATATGTAGCACATATTGATGTTTGGTATGGTGTAAGCAGTTGGATAAATGAAGACATTAAAATAAATAAACGCAACCTATGTTCTTTTATTACAGATAGTGAAACACCTATTGTCAAAGGAAAATCTGTATGGAATATATGTTGTGAAAAACCTGTTTATAATGATATTAAACTAGGATATGAACCTATTCAAGTTGGTGGAGAAGAAGAGAAAGAAGAGAAAGAAGAGAAAGAAAAGAAAGAAACATTTAATAATTTATTAATTACTGGTCCAAATGGTTCTGGAAAATCTACTTATATTAAATCTGTTATAGAATGTATTTTATTAGGTCAAACTGTTGGTGTTGTTCCTGCTTCAGATTTTGCTTTTACACCCTTTGTAAATATTTCTACTTATTTAAATATTCCAGATTGTCAAGGTAAAGAAAGTTTATTCCAAGCAGAAATGAGTAGGTGTTATCAACAATTACAAATGTTAAATAATGCTGAAACAAAAGGTGATTTTAGTTTTAATATAATGGACGAAATTTTTGTTTCTACTAATTATCAAGAAGGTATGAGTGGTGCCTATGCTGTTATTAAGAAAATGTGTCATTTAAATAAATCTTTAAATATAATTACAACGCATTTTGATGTATTAGCAGGTATGGATGAAGTAAAAGTAGATAAACATTACTTTGATATTGAAATTGATGAAAATGATACTATTATTAGCGATTACAAAATAAAACCTGGAGTAAGTAAAAAACACTTTGCTCTTAAATTATTAAAACAAAAAGGATTTGATAAATCTATTATTGAAGATGCTGAATTCTTATATAATAAATTACAATCTAATTCTGTATCTAAAAATAAACCTACTCTAGAAGAAACTAAAATTATTCTAGAAGATAAAGTAATAGAAGATAAAGTAATAGAAGATGAGATTATAGAAGATGAAATTATAGAAGATGAAATTATAGAAGATGAAATTATAGAAGATGAAATTATAGAAGATTTAGAAATAAAAGAAATAGAAAATAAAGAAGAAATTAAATCTATTCTAGAAGATAATAAATTAAATTTAGATGATTCAGATTTAGATGATTTAGAATTAGATGATTTAGAATTAGATGATTTAGAATTAGATGATTAAGAATTAAATGATTTAGAATAAAATTAAAATAAATAATATATAACAATAATAATATAAAAATAATATAGAATAATATAAAAATAACATAAAATAATATAATATTAAATAGTATAATAAAATGTCAAAATTAATACCTTCTATTTTAACAAATCCTAATTATACCACCAATTCATTAGATACTGAAAAAGCAGGTTGGTATCAAATTGAACCAAAAAGTAGTAATGTTGCTCTACGAGTAAATTATTCTAATATAGGTTTAAGTGGTGAAGTTAGATTAAATAATACTGTATCTCCACCAATTTTTCAAGGGAATAATGGTTCAGCGTGGGTTACATTTAATGCCACTCAAGGAGTTCAAGGTCCAGCAGGTCAAGATTTTACTAATGCTGTTAATTTTAATAATTTAGGAGCAAATTCAGCCGTTGAAACAACTGTTGCTTTAGGTAGTGTATTTGCTAGCACGTTAGTTGATATTTCACAAAGTTTAAGTAATGTTAATATTAGAAGTCTTCAAGGTTCTTCTTACATAGTGAATAGTAATTTAACTGTTACAAGCACTGAATTGACACAAAATAGTAATGTTATTACAATTAACTCTAAACCTTTACCTTATAATTGGGATTTTTCAGGAACACAAAATACACTTACTAATTTAAAAGATATTACAACTGGTTGGGGTGAAACTTCTAAATGGATTGTTAAAACTGACGGGTCATCTGTAAGCAGGGGTCAAGCCGTGAGAATAACTAGAGAAACTGCTACAAGCAATATTGTAATACAACCTATTACATATACAACACTTTCGTCAATAAGTCCTTTTACAACACCACTCAATATTCTAGGTATTGCTACTGAAGACGCATCAGCAGGAGGAACGTGTTCTGTATGCACAAAAGGAATTACTACTGTAAAATGTACTAATAGTTCTACTGCTGATTTTACTAGAAGTGATAGTGTGAGTGATGTTGGTATAATTGGTCTGGTTGGTAAAGATGGATTTATATTTAATAATACAAAATCTGTTCCAACAGTTAATTATATCAAAGCAGGCTATTTTCTAGAAAGTGGTAGTGTTGCTAGCAATGGTTCTTATTGTTTATTCTATGTTGAGCCATCAGTTCAAATAAGTTAATTGTTTTTATTTAGTTATAATTTTTTTTAATTTAGTTATAATTTTTTAATTAGTTATAATTTCTATTTTAGTTATAATTATTTTATTTATTTTTAATTTTTATTTTATTTATAATTTTTTTATAACTAATATATAATTTTTTTAATAATAAAAATATATTATAATTATAATAATAAAGTAATTTTATAAACTATTTAAATAATTATATAATTTAAATCAACTTAATTAACTATTCTAAAATGAATGTTCAAAATATAGGAAAATACGCAAGTGTATGTGATTTACCTTACACTACTCAAAAAATTAATTACCATCGCGGATTTGGTAATATTGTAATACATGATGTTCGTGGTGATAACTCTGTTTCAACTAACATTACTAAATTTAACCGTATTGAACCTCTTACCGCACCCTTTGGAGAACATGTTCCTAAAGTTGTAGAAGGCAGTAAATACCAAATGTCTAACCCAGAAACAACTATTGCCTGGGCTGATAAACCATTTTATAAAGCATAAAGAACTATTTTTTAATTTTTTATATTTCTTTTTACATTTTTAAATCTCTTTTATAGTTTAATATCTCTTTTTATAGTTTAATAAAGTATTTTTTCATATTTTTAATATAAATAAACTATAAAATAAAATATAAATAAAAAATAGTATATTTATATAATAACGATTACTATTATATTATATAATAAAGATTACTATTAATTTTTAAAATGTATAGAAAAAGAACAAGAACTACACAAGAAAATACAGGTAATTCTAAAAAAAGAAGACTTAAATATGAACTTTATGATAGTAGATTTCATAAAAGTTATGATAATATTAAAACAGGAGGTTATGATGACTATAGTGTGGTAATGGATGGAGGTGCTAATACAACTGCTCCTGCTCGTGACAATAGTAATAGAAAAGTAATATTTTATGATGAAGAAGGTGAAGTTGATAAATTTATAGATAAATGGTTTAATGACCCACAAAACTTTAAAAATAATAATGAAAAACAAAAAATTGATGTGTCGAATATGACTTCTAAGTTTAAATCAACATTTAGATATAGTGATAATAAATATGATAAATTATTAGCAAAATTATTTAATAAATTTATTACCCATAAACAGACAAACATATTATCTGGTATTAATAATATAAATAATGAAAACATTTTTAATCAAGACTATATAACTACTATTCTTAAACAACTTAATAATGAAAATGACAATACTGTTGCTGTGTTTGAATATGACCTATTTTTATATAATTTAGATACTATTTTAAAAAAATATAAAACAAATGAAAAATTTACAAAATTTTTTGGTAATAATGATGAAGATGATATGTTTATAAAACATATTAAAAATGCTAAAAATCAATTTGGTGTTAATGCTATTATTGAGGATGTTAAGAATGATAAGAATTTTGATAGTGGTAAAAAAATGAAAATGTATATACCTAAATTATTAATAAAATCAAAAAGTTTAATAGATGCACTAGTAGTAAATGGTGGAGCAAATACTCAACCTCAACCTAAACCATATGACATAAAAAAATTAAAAAAATTAGAAAATTCTAATAAAACTAAATTACCTCAGGCACAGGAAATACGTAGATTTACAGATAATGAATTATGGAATACAGTTTTAAATCGTGAGAAAACATCACATTATGGGTTTGAGACTAATACCCCTAAAAATCTAATGAATGGTGAATTTACTTTATCAAAAGATAAAGACACAATAGAACTTTATTTTAAAAAATGTAATGATTTACAACAACTTTATATAAATAAACATATTGAATTACTTGATATATTTAAAAAAATGAATGAGTATATCAACTTAAATGATACCATTAATGATGTTATTAAAAAATTAGTTGATCCTAAATATTTTAATTCAAAAGGGAAAGATGGAAAACTTAAATTACCTAAACCTGAAATCACAGAATTAAAAGAATTATTAAAAACACAAACTATGGTTAAAAAAGTTGTGGAAGATTTAAATGAAGAGAAAACTGGAGGAGGAAATGGAGAAATAGAGGGAGAAGAGGCAAGGCAAACGACAGATAGAACAAAAAAAGATTTAAAAAATAAATATATAGTTGATGAATTGGTAGATTATGAATTTTTACAATTAATTAAACAAATACAATTATCAAATGAAACCTCAATTAAACATATATTAGGTATAAAAAATAATGGCAAAACAAAACTTGATACTTTAATAGAAGAATATCAAAATCATATAAATGAAAAATTATATGAAAAAAAAAAACATAATAAAACAAAAGATACGTGGCAGAGTTTTAAGATTAATAATACAAATAATTTATATTTTAATAATTCAAACACTCTTGGAGAAACTAGTAGTGACCCTGAAACAATACAAAAAGTTATATATAAATGTTATGATTTACAAATATTGTATTTAGTTAAACATATTGAGGTTATTGAAATGTTTAAATTAGTGTATTATTATTATGATATGATGATAAAAAAAATAGGTATCTTATTTTTTATTTTATCATTATATCATAAATCTGATATTGATTTTACAGATGTTGTTATTCATTTACCCTTAGGAAAAGCAAATATTGAAGAAATGCTAGCAAAACAAAATAGCCTACAACAACAAACTCTATCAGGTGGTGCTGGTGCTGACACAAAAAAAGAAATTATAGAGAAATTAAAAAAAGAAATTGAAGAATATAATAAAACAAAAAACTCTAAATATGTAAATAAGAAAACTGACTATAAAACTACAGCCCTTGAAAAAATAAAACCATTATTGGCTACTACTACTACACCTCATTTAAAACTATTTAATCATTTATTAACTTATTTCAAAGCATTTTCAGATTATATAGATGGAAATAAAGATAATATAAAGAACTATGATTATATTGATAAATTATTAATTAAATTATTAAAAACAATTTTACCTGATATTGCTAGAACTAAAAATGAAGGTGAATATAATAAGGAGGAAGCCAAACAAATATTTAATGTTGTTAAAAACATATATTTTGATATTATAGAACAAGCAATTAATATACAACGCAAACAAGATAATGTAAAAAAAGAAAGGTCATCTTATGGGGTTGTTAAAATAGGTCAATTTAGTAAAATGGATTATGATATATCTAAAACAATTGCTGAAAATTTTAAGAAAATATTTGAATATAGAATAAAAGATGAAATAGATTATAGTAAAGATAGTTATAAAAACTATACACAATATGAAAAATTAGATACACTTACAGAATTATTAGTTAATGCTAGAACATTATTAAAAGAACAAACACCTGAAAAGAAAGCAAAAGCAAAAGAAGTAATTGAACAAATAGAAACCAGTATGGAAGACTTATTTAATAGTGTAGAGGGAGAAGCAACAATTACAACTGTTGTTAATGTAGGGGGAACTTTGGTTGGAGGAGCAAATGGTAAATTAAAGTATATTAGTGCTGCTATTGGAGAAAATAAAGGGTTTGGTGAGGACGATATACCTGATATAGACACAAATAAAAATAATGATCCTGAACATATAAGAACATCTCTTTTTGAACAATACAGATTAAATTTCTTAGAATTATTAAAAAATGTTTATTTTTCTAAGGATAATAAGGTAGATTTGGAAACTATGAATATTGATAGAGAAATTGTATTGTTGCGTAATGTTTTAAATAGAGTGAGATATAAGGGACAAACTATTGAAGGCGAAAACGATAAAAGTAATGTTATTTATATTAAACAAAGTGCTTTTGAAGTATTAAATAAACAAGAGGATGAATTAGTAAGAAAAAAATCAGATGATAAAAAAAGACTAGAAGCAGAAAGACTAGCAGAAGAAGAAGCAAAAAGACAAACAGCAGAAAGACTAGCAGAAGAAGCAAGACGAGCAACAGAAGCAAAAACAGCAGAAAACGCAGATACAA